CTGCGGATGGGTCTTGTACCCAACCAAGAACCTCAACCATGTTGTCAAATTCCCGCAAATACAAATCATACCTATCTGCTCTAGGCAACTTGTATTCTACTGCGAGTTTTTTTGCCAATTCACGAATGTTCATTACTATACCTCTTTATTTAAATTAACTTACTTTATACATTATAACATAGAATATGTTAGAGTGCAAGCTTTTTGTTAGCATAACTGCCTAAGTCGGGTGGTCTCCATCCCTCAGGTTTCATTATCTTACCGTCTTCTCTTTTGATTACCTTACCTGTTACTTTATCAATCTTTGCTAGATTGGATCTGGCAACTTCTTCCCAAGCACCATACACTTGAAAGTTTTTCATGTAACAGTAACCAAGAATTACCCAAATCATATCCATACAAGCATCAAGTTGTTCAACATCATCTCGCATAATTAATGCCTGACAAAACTCTTCATATTCTTCAGCGATTAAGCCTCTATACAAATGAGCATTTTCTTGTGATGGTTGTTGGTCACAAGCCTCAATAAAAACTTTAACATCAAGTGCCATTTTAGACATAATTAGCCTTTCTTTTTTAGTTCTGAAAGATAAGTTCTGTTCCTCAATTCAGATGAGCTGAATCGATGTGACCGAGAGTTGAACCATATTTTAATACCACGGTCTTCACAGATTTGTTTACCTGTAAATTCTTTGTCTTTATATTCTTCACCAATAATACGAACATTAATAGGTAAGAACATCAACAAGTCCTCAAGGTCTTTCTCTGTATCATAAACAATAATTTGGTCAATGAATTTGACAGCAGAGAGTTGAACATATCTTTCAACAACAGATTGAACAGGTTTGTTTTTGGTATCTGGTCTGTCAATTGTTGGGTCACTTTGAACACCGACAATTAAATAATCACAAATTGATTTACACTCAGCAAGCATTAGAATATGCCCAGCATGGAGTAAATCGAAAGTCGAGCAGGTGAACCCAATAGGTTTACCAATCATAGTATCTGGTAGAACTAACATAATATCCTTATTTTGTTTTATCAGCTAGTTCTTTATAACCAGCCCAACTTGGATGCACACCGTCTTTTTGCAACTTTGTGATTGGCAAAACGGTGTCACCATATTTTTCTGCGACCTTTTTCACAATATCTTGGATGCCTGGTTTAATAGCAGGCAAAATCCAATAAACTCTATCAGCCTTGGTCAACTGTCTGATAGTATCCAACTCACTTTCAGTTTTAACATGTTTGAGGTCATTACTTCCAAGACTAATGATAACAGTCTTAGCCTGCAACGGTGTCTTACCAATGTATTGGTTGACCCATTGGTGACTATTGATACCACCTTTAGAATATGAAACACATTCTGTTCTAACTTGCGATGTACCTACTGCTATACTATCGCCTATAATTAAGCAATCAAGCATCTTTAACTTTCGAAATATAAATTCGTTTATCTTCTCTCTGTTCAATGTTCAGAGTGTCGCCTTCTTTCCAACCGACCTCAGCTAAAAGTTCAGGAGGAAGTTCTAAGATAGCGTCACCATTATCGCATATTTCCAAGACTTTTGAGGCAAATGTTTTAGATTTTTCCAACTTTTACTCCTGCTTTTTCTAAGAATTTAATTCCATCTTCGCTACGATAAGTATTGCGGTAATATACAGAGTTAATGCCGCTTTGATAAACAAGTTTGGCACAGTCGAGGCAAGGAGCGTGGGTGATAAACATAGTAGCACCATCACCACTCTCGGTAGACTTTGCAAGTTTAGCAATTGCATTAGTTTCTGCGTGTAATACCTCTGGTTTGGTTTTTAAATTGTAAGGATGACCACTATCTTCTTCTTGGTATTCCCAATTGTTATTATTGATAGACCATTCATTAGCATAGACCTTATCTTCACAATTGTTATCCCAACCCGAAGGCATTCCATTATAACCAATTGATATGATACGATTATCTTTTACAATAACCGCACCAACATGAAGTCTTTTAGCGGTAGACAATTCTGCAAATGTCTCCGCTGTCTTCATGTAAGCATCAATTAGCTTGGGCTTCATTGCGTTTCTTCTTGTCTGATTTTGGTGGCAATGTCTCAGAAGCAATCTGTGCATCAATCATTGCGTTTTTGTATGCGTTGCGAGCCAGAGGGTCAACAATGGTTGCCATGAATCGTTTCGTTTGTTTGGAAAGCCGAAAGGCTTGATTTCGCTTGCTCATAATATACCTTTAATAATAAAAGCGGGGCAAATGCCCCGCAGGTTTTACACAGTTTTTTCTTGCAACAACTGTGGTTTAAACTCTTTCAAGCCTTCGCCGATTTCAATCTTGCGAGGTTTCTTGTGTTCAGGAATAATATTCTCTAAGCCAATACTTAGAATACCATCCTTGAACTCAGCACCTTTTACTTCGATTGTATCTGCAATGGTGAGTGTCTTTGTGAAAGACCTTGTGCCGATACCTTTGTGTAGATATTGCACTTTGTTTTCTTTATCTTCCTTTTCACCCTTGACAGTTAGTTTACCATCTTCAACTGAAATTTCAATTTCATCTTTAGAAAATCCTGCAACGGCAAGTTCTACGATGTAATGAGTATCATCAAGTTTTACGATGTTGTGTGGTGGAAAGGTTGATACAGTTTTCTGCACATCTACATTCACAAGTTTTTCAACTTCATCAAAGAATCGGTCGAAACCGAGGGTAGAATGATGCAATGGACCGAATGAAATATGTCCTAGTGTCATAGTTATCTCCTATTAAGCGAGTTATAAAAATGTGACCCCGAAGGCATCACGCTTCCAGCTTACCTTATACTGGCTCGAATTTTCGTATCGAGGGTGTAATTACACGGACGCCTTATGCCGTAGCGACCAACGGAACCTAAGGTAGGTGTCTCTTATCGATTCATCACATACATAGTGATTTCGAATCCATATCTCATTTCTACTGCTTCTGGTTTAGTCCACATATTCATCTCCTTAATTATGTCCAAAACGGACACTTATACTTATTTACTTAACGCAAATAATACACTAAAGAAAATCATTGTTATCGACTAATTGAAACCATTATTTAGTATTCGTTCAGCTTTTTGCCGATGTTATACTTAGTAATTAGTTCCCACTCATCCTTCTCTTTGAAGGCTATAATTTTGATTTGATGTAATGGTGCAATATTATCTTCCATAATTTTTGGATTAATAATCTTCACCAAGCCCCATTCTTCTAATAGTTTTGCGATTGCGTTCCGTCTTTGTATGTCGTTCTCGGAAATATTAGATGGTTTGCCATCTAAAGCAAACAACTCTTTGAAATGCACTATGTAATAGCGCCCTTGTTTGTGCAGTATATGACAAGATTGGTACAAAACCTTTTCTTTACGAGAAGAAACACCAATGCGTGTTAGTGTCTCTCTCACCTTTAAGAAATCATCTTGCTCATTAAGGGTCACCTCAACGAACTTATTCAAGTCTACCATTTTACTTTCTCAATCCACCGGTTTCGGTTTTTTCTTTTAATTGTTGGATTTGTTCTTTGCTTAGTAAACGGGCAGCTTCTTTAGCCTTTGAATCGGAGAAACCATAGACAGTCTTAATACATTCTAAATCGTCACTTTTCTCAGATTTTATCCACTTCGCAAAAGGTCGTTTCTGTGACCTTACCGTATTTAGTAAAAAGTCGTTTTGTAGTTTCTTGTCTAAGAAGTGTCTGCGATTCATCTCATTAGCAAACATGACACAATCCTTATGATAGGAAAGACCACGATTGACTAGAAATGGTTGATATTCCTTTTCTGTTAATTCATCGACAATAAGTTGTTTTTTGTTTTGTAAGATTGCATTTATGTAATCAAATGGACTCATAGCCACATCCTCACCAAACCAATCGTATCAATGGTGGTTAACAAGATGTAGTTAGCCAACATCCCAAAAGATTTCCTAGTATAAGCAGCCCAAGCATAGATGGCACAACCAACAATCCAAATAGGATAAAGAACCAAAAGGGGAGGGTTTGGCACGGTAAGTGCCATCGTAATGCTACAGCCAATACTAATAGCCCAAGCAACAAGTTCGGCAACAAAGCGATACCGATGAGAATTCCAGTCATCTTTAATCCATTCTATTGTAGGTTTGAAATATTCAATCATAGAAACTCACATTCTACCATTAACTCTGTCAAACAAGCAACAGTATTAATTTCTTGGTCTGCAACAAAGGCAGCTTTATATTGGTAGTCCGCAAGAATAACAACAGCTTGAGGAATAGAAGTTGGTTTCATAACATCATATAATGCATCGTAAATCTTACGGAACAAAATGTTACCATCGATATCATTAGAACCAACCCATTTGCGAATAGCACCAAAGTCTTTTGAAGCAATAAACTTGGCAATCTCTGTGAGTGGTACATCAACAATTTGTGCAAGAACACCAGTATCAATTTTACCAAACTGACTGAATCTTTGCAACTCATTCAACACACGGCGGAAGTCAGGAAAGTGTTTCTTCACCAACTCAGCAATTACCTTTTCTTCATACTCAACATTTTCACTTTGCAAAATGCCTTGAATACGCTTGAAAAATGCGCCTGCCATTTTGGCCTTCTCACCATTCTTTAAACCAAAATCAATTACTGCACAACGAGAATGTAGTGGTTCAATCAATTTACTTTTGTAGTTACAAGTAAAAATGAAAGAACAGTTGCCAGCAAACTCTTCAATTCCATTACGCAAAATTGCTTGAGCGTTTGGTGTCAGATAATCGGCCTCATCAAGAATAACAACTTTTCTGCCACCAGTGAGTGACATAGATGAAGCATAGTTTTTAATTTTGTATCGAATAGTATCGACACCGTTCTCATCTGAACCATTGGGAATCATATAATCGCAGCCAATCTCATTACACATGGCTTTAGCAATAGTAGTTTTACCTACACCTGCACCACCAGCTAGTAAGA